GCCGGTACAACGATAAGGTACCCCAGTAGTCGGTAAGCTGGAACAACGATACGCCTTCGGGGTATCAAATTTTAAACTCGCTTAATAGGAGAAACTATATGTTCTACGCAAACATGGCTATCGATTCAATTCAAGACGCCAAAATTAACTTCCTGAAACAAACAGTCAAGGAAGATTCCCTTCAAAAACCTTTAGTTGCTTTCGTCGAAGCACAACGTGTCTTTACAAAACAAATTGCTAAGTCTGCAAATGATGTAATGAATATTGCTGCAGAAACATGTGCAAATGCAATTTCAGGTATTGCAAAAAAGGGAGAATAACATGACATTACTAACAACATTTGGTCCTGGTTTTAAAGACATGGATAAATTTTTTGTTGGCTTTGATGACCAGTTTAACCGTCTTGCTAAAATGCATGATGATATGACTAAAAACATTCCTAACTATCCCCCTTATAACATTAAGAAGACAGGCGATAATACTTACGTTGTTGAAGTAGCTGTTGCCGGTTTCTCTAAACAAGACATTGAGATCGAACTCAATGATGGTAAGATGTTAATCAAGGGCAACGTTCAGTCAAACGAAGCCGAAGATAATTTCCTGTTTAAGGGAATTGCCAATCGCGCCTTCACCCGCTCCTTTGCACTCGATGATCAAATCGAAGTACAAAATGCCGAGATGTTCAATGGTATGTTAAAAGTCTTCCTTGAGCGTATTATTCCTGAGCATAAAAAGCCAAAGAAGATCGAAGTTAAAGATACTTCAGAAGCTAAACCTAAAAAAACTAAACCGCAACTACTTACAGAAGATCCACAAGATCGAGATCTGTAAGACAAGGCCCCTTCGGGGGCTTTTTAATTGTTCACAAGACAAGGAAAAGATATGAATAAAGAACTAGAAGCGCTAGGTGGTGTTGACACCCCTAAACTATCTGATTTCTGGTCATGGGTGGGGAAAGCATTTACCCCTTCTTACCAAAATGAAATAGAAGATTATCTTAGCAATTCTGTAGATCATAAAGATTTAGAGACAAGAACGAGAATATTAATGAGAAAGGGTATGCTATAATGCTAAAAAAATTACTAAATATTATGCACGAAGTTAGAAATTCATTACGCAGAGGTCGGAATAAATTACCAAAAGGGTCATGATAATACTATCACTAATACCTATCAGAAGAAAAAACTGGGTTATTAAAGCCAGTGTTTTTGATGATCAGATATTAGTGTTTTTTCACAACCCGTTAACACTTGCATATTTCTTTAAAATATTTTATAATGAAGAATGTGCTTTTAAATTTATTAAAGAGATTGTAGTAACATGATTAAAATTGTAAAATTGGCTACAGGCGAAGAATTGATTGCAGATATTACAGGAGGTGATGTTACTATGACGTTAAGTAAGCCTTGTGTACTGCAAATGGTTCCTTCACGCCAGAATCCCGATCAGCCCATGATGGGTATGTTTCCTTATGCGCCGTATACTGAAGACCATTGTATCGATGTAGATGTAGATAAAATTGTTTGGGTTGCAAATCCAGTAAAAGAGCTTTATAATCAATATAATTCAGCTTTTGGTTCAGGCATCCAGCTGGCCGGTCTATAATGAATTATGGAACAAGAAAAAAAACCTCAACCTGTAGTCCTTGTTAATCCGATTAATTTGGAGGAATGGTTTTGTGAAGATTATAACGACGTTCGGTTTATTGATGGTGTTGAGTATATAAAGGTAAGGAGAGGCTTTATGCGTCACTCTGTATCTATGCGTAAAGAGGCGTTACGTAAAAAATAAGTAACAGTTGCTATTTGGTCTTAATAAATATATAATAGATACATCTACTAAGGAAAAGACATGAAAAAGTTACTTATAATTTTTACGATGCTTTTAGCTACAAGCGCTTTTGCTCAATATCACCGTCATGGCCCTCATTATCAAGGCCCTCGGTACTACGGTGGTGGTGGTGGTTGGGTAGCTCCTCTTATCGGCGGTGCTATCATTGGTGCTGTAATCACGGATGCCGCTAGAGCAAATCAACCCTTGCCACAGCCCCCTATCATTATACAACAACCAATCTATCAACCTAATACCTTTAGTTGCCTAGTTCAGGTATACGATCCCATTACAAATACTTTACGTAACGAAGTAATGACTTGTGTTAACAGATAACACGCCTGTAGCTCAACGGTTAGAGCAGGGGCCTCATAAGCCCTTGGCTAGGGGTTCGAGTCCCTTCGGGTGTACCATATTATGAAAACTTATACTGCTGAAATTTTAGACGCTGAAGATGGATCTGGAGACGGCATCCTTCAACTACCAGAAGACTTCTGTAAAGAAGATGACTGGCGTGAAGGCGATCGGATCCATATGGAAGTAGTTGGTGAGACTCTTAAATTAATTAACCTAGATAGGAATAGACGTGAAGGTATATTTGAGCAAATACCGCTACCATTGGATTAGTCCATATACGGTACTGGAAAAAGTCTTCTTCTGGCGTGAGATTGATTATGATGAACCTATCATTGATAAATGGTCAGATCGTCTAACGCCTATCTGTCAAGGTATTCAAAAAGTTCTTGACTTTATACACCCTAAGATTAATTACGTTAAAATTGATCAATGGGATACATGGAGTATGGATCATACTCTTTCGTTTATTGTTGTACCGATGCTTAAGCAGCTTAAGGTCACAAAACACGGCGCCCCTTTCACAGATGATGAAGACTCACCTGAAGAATTAAAAAGTACATCTGCGCCGCCGAAAGAAAATGATTATGATACAGATGAAAATCATTTTAAGCGTTGGGACTGGATACTTAATGAAATGATCTGGGCGTTTGAACAGAACCTTGATACTAACAGTGAAGATAAGTTCTTCGATCATGCTGAATGGGATGAAAAAGAAAAAGACTTTGGTAAAAATCTTCATAAGATTAAAATAGATCAACCAGGGCTTAAAGCTCACCAAGATCGTAAGGCAAACGGGTTCCGCTTATTCGGTAAATATTATTCAGGATTATGGGATTGAGTATTTTAGTTATTACCCCTACTACAGGGTCACCTGAATTATCTGATGCGATACATTCGGTATTAAATCAAACGAATAAAGAAGTAGATCATCTTTTAGTAGTAGATGGCGTTCAGTTTTCAGCTAGAGTAGACGAGGTATTAAATGATGCAAGAATTATTACAGGTGGAAAAGTTAAACGAATTGATTTACCGTTTAACACCGGTGGGGGTGGCTTTTACGGGCATCGAATCATGGCTGGGTTTGGCCATCTTATCAATCACGATTATGTTCTCTTCCTAGACCAGGATAACTGGTTCGAATCCGATCATGTAGACTCATTGATAAATATTATTGAGAGTAAAAAGCTTGATTGGGCTTACTCACTCAGAGATTTTTGATAAAGATAAAAATTATATTACGGTTGATAATTGTGAATCATTAGGTAGGTGGTCAGCCTGGGTAAATAAAGATGCTTACCTAATAGATACAAGTTCTTATTGTTTTAAGACATCTTTCTATCGTCAAGTATGCCATATCTGGGATCATGGTTGGGGAGGAGATAGAAGATTTTATACTATTTTAAAAGACCACATTAAGCATGATAATTATGCATGCTCTGGTAAATACACACTCAATTACAGGTTAGGAGGAAATGATGGGTCAGTTCAAGCCGGATTCTTTATTGACGGGAACAGCAAGCAAGCGGGTATTTACCCCAACGGATTTCCTTGGAACCAGTAAGCCAATATCGCGGGGTAGCTCAGTAGTAGAGCGCGGGACTCATAATCCCGAGGTCGTGGGCGCGATCCCCACCCCCGCATCCCCTAATCCTAACATTGTACTTGGCTACAATTAATGCGATTACTTTTTCTCATACTCACATTACTAACGAGCAATGCGTTTGCTTTCAGTATGTCCGCTCAGAGTTGGTTAGAGACCGACGATCATGGTAACCTATTAGAAGGTTATAATATTACCGAGGTTCGATCAATTGCAAGCATTACTAAGTTAATGACTGTGATAGCTGTCTTAGACAGTAAGCAAGATATGCAGGAAAAGATAGGTAAGTTTACCAGAGGCCAATTGGTACAACTTGCTTTAGTTAAATCAGATAATGATGCCGCAAAAGCATTATGTGATAAATTTCCCGGAGGTCGTTTTGAGTGTATTCGTTTTATGAACGAAAAAGCAAACTATCTTGGAATGTATAGGACGAAATTTATTGAGCCTACCGGGCTCAGCCCCATGAATATCAGCACTGCTTTAGACCTTTTAAAATTGGTGTTTGAAGCCAGTCATTATCCAGAGATTGTTAGAGCCAGCCAAACCCCGGTCTTAAATATTCAGGTTGGAAACAAGGTATTATCATTCCGTAATACCAATCCTGTTATAGGTAAGAGGTATAACTTTATTGTCAGTAAAACAGGGTCAACTAATGCCGCTGGAAGCTGTATAGTTGTAATGGTTGATACGGATATAGGTCGCCGTATTGTAATCTTACTAGGTGCTAAGGCAGGTATGAGATTACCTGAAGTAGAATACTTAGTTGCACAAAGTTAATTCCAGTACTTTGAAGAATCTAAATTATCCCAATACGCTTTATTGTTTCGGTTAATAAAATTCTTGATCAGGTAAGTAGCCATACCGAAGTATCCCATCTTTTTAAACCTACGGGAATCTTGTCCGAAGTAGTGGCTTACTATTTTAAACTTTCTAGGGCTGTACATTCGAGATAGAAAGTAGTCTTCAGACGTTACAGTCTTTTCTGGAAACCCTCCAAACTCTTCAAACCTATCTCTACGAGTTAGCATGAAGGCCCCAACAGCAAATGGTGAGAAGTATTTCAGGGTGTGGTTTATAATATTAAAAAGTGTAAATCCAATGATAGCTCTCTTGTCATTATCATAGCATTTTATATTTAATCCAACAAGGTCTAAATTCTTAGATACTATTTCGTTAACAGCGTCTTTAATAACATTACCTTTAAAGAAACGAACATCGGCATCGATGAATAAAATATAAGGTGTTTTGGCTAGGTAAGCTCCATTATTCTTAGCTTCAGAAACAGGACCACCTTCTATAACTTCTACATTTAAGGAATGACTGTTATTTTTTATAACTTGCCTGGTATTATCAGTAGAACAGTCAGCAATTATAATTCTTGTATCGCCTATGTCTTGAGAACGAAATGAATCTAATAGATGAGAGATGTAATCTTCCTCGTTCTTACAAGGTACAACGATAGTAATTTTATCCGATAACTTCATCTGTTTCCTTAGTCCACGTAACAATCTCCCAGCGCCCATCCCAGTGTTCAACTAAGGCAGTACAGGACTCAACCCAATCTCCGTCATTCATATACATTACACCGTCAATATCTTTTATTTCAGCATGATGTATATGACCACAAATCACCCCATCATACCCACGCTTCTTACAATACCCAGCTAAGTTTTTTTCAAAGTGGAAAATAAAGTCTACTGCTCTCTTTACCTTTGTTTTGAGATATTGACTAAGACTAAAATACCCAAAACCAAAGCGATGACGTATCCAATTGAATTTGTTATTGAGCGATAAAACCACATCATATGTACGATCTCCTAAAAATGCTAACCAAGGGGCAAGACTAGTAATACCATCAAACATGTCACCGTGTGTAACAAGATAATGCTTACCATCTGCACCAATATGTTCTATTTGATTATGAATTTCTACCAGACCGAAACTAAAACCGTAAGGTATCATTGGTCGTAAAAATTCATCATGATTACCAGCAATATATATTACCCTGGTACCGCGCTTGGCATGACCCAGTACCCGTCTTACGACATTAGTATGAGACTGCTTCCAACGCCATTTATTTTGTTGTATACGCCAGGCGTCAATTATATCACCTACCAGGTATAAAGTATCACAGGTATTATTTTTTAAAAAATTATTTAGTTTACCGGCTTTGCAATCATTAGTACCTAGATGAACGTCGCTGATAA